CATATGCCTACTCCTTCACGTACTTCGCATATTCGCTTAGTGGCACACCTAGTTTTTTTGAAATGGCTACTTGTGATGGTGTGAGTCTCACTGTGCCTTTGCGCCTAACTGGTCCGCCTCTATTAGCAGAGGCAACCGTTTGAGTCGGCGTTGAACTTTGATTAAACTTATGAGGAAAATTATCCCTCATTGTTTTATCCAATTCACTATAGTATGAATTTGAAGATGGGTCAACACCTTTTTCTATCAGATTACGATGAATTGAGAACGCTGTCAAGGTCATAGGTTCATCCTTTCCAAACCATTCATTTTTTTCAGCCCAGTCCTCTGCCTTTGGATCAGGCGTTGAAGGTGGAGCTTCTTGTTGGTATTGTTGTTGTGATTGCTGATATTGCTGTGCTGCCGGACTTTGCGCCGCTTTTGCCATTCTTTGTCGTTGGGCAATAGTAGCCTTGGCTCTCTCTGCTTCAACAGCCAATCGTGCCAAATCCTGCTGCGATGCAATAACTGCATCAGCGTCTCCTGCATCCATAGCTGTTTTAAGCTTGGCTTTTGTATCCTCTGTTTCCGCCTTTACACGTTGTTCATATTCAGCAATGTATCCACGATCAAGATTTCCAGCCCTATGTCTTAAGTGCTCAGCTTCACCCTGCACCCCCTGTGCATAGTCAATAGCCGCCGCTTCGCGTCTTTCCGCTTCACGTAATTTCTTGGTTAATTTATCAATACGGGATTGAACTTTTTTCCCATAGTCTTCTACTTCACTTTCAGAAGCTACTTCAACAACTTCCTTTTCTCCCACATCTATTGTCTCATCCGTTTCTGAATTGACAACTGTAGGAGTCTCCTTTATCTCAACATCGACTGAATTCCCTCGGAAGGGAGGTCAACCATTTTTTCTTCCACCTCGGCCTGTGTTTGTATCCTTGTTTCTGCAGGCATAAGTCTCTCCTGTTATTTATATTGCAAGATATCCTCTGGGTCTTTTACCACGGCGATTATCTCGTCATCATTAAGTATTCTCACTTCACCACCCTCTATTCCAAAACGGGATCCGGCGTAACGACCAAATATAATCCAGTCATTTTTCTTACACCATGGTCCTTGTGGAAATCTCTCTTTATCTCTGTAGGCATCAGGTCCAACTTTCAGGACTAAACCAGTAACGGTTGTATATCCCCTCTCCTCGATTGTCTCATCAGACAGTATTATGCCACCCTTTGTTTTTCCTTGTCCTTTATATGGAAGAATTAATAATCTCCAGCCTGTAGGCTCAGGTAATCTATCTAAAACTTTATCTGTAGGTAAATGGGTAATATCCTCAAGTGCCTCTTGCTGTATTTTTGCAACAAATCGGTTTTCCTTTTCTTCCGCTACTTTATTATTTTCATCTGCTTCAACTGCGAGGTCTTTCTCCTCGAGTGCAAATCTACGTTTTGGGATCTCTTTGCTCTTCATCTTTCTGCAGGTCCTGTATTTCCTGTTCCATTATATTATAACCTTTGTATTCACCAACAGTCTTATTGTATTCGTCAAAGCTGTGAATGCCATTGGCGATAATGTTTTTTAGTTGTTCTTTGCGCTCACGAATCCTCTTTAGGATTACGTAGATAGCGGTAGTATCTTCCATTGATGGAAGTATACATTATAAATAATTAAAAATCAACTATTTTTTCTTTTTTAAGCCACCATGCATCGCTTTAACTCTGCCACCTTTGGCTTTTCTAATAGATCCGCCTTTTTTAGCCATAGTTCCAGCACCACCATAAGCTCCTCTTCCTGCAGCTCTTTCCATGCCTTGGCTCATGGCACGTCTTCCAGCTAAGGAACCTGTTGCTCCTGGATGCCTTGCACCTAGTGATTCGTCAAGTCTAGCATTATAGCCCTGTGTCATTGGGCCACCTAGTTGTTTCTTAACTCTTCCACCCGAAGCTTTTTTAACTCTTCCACCACCTTTATAAGTAGTAGTTCCGAATTTTTTGCCTGGAGTTGCACGAGTTTCGCGTCTTGCGTGTATTTTTCCGACCATTTTTTCTCCTATTTTTTAGCGCTTCCACCTTTGCGCATTTTTACTTTACCACCTTTCTTATAAGCCTTTGAAACGCTTTGTCCAGTGGTTTTTGCATGTGATGCCGCAGCTTTCTTTCCGGCTGGTGTATATGCAAATTTCTTACTACCTACTACAGGCATTGTTCCTCCTTTGTTTTTAGTTACACGACCACCCCTCTTGAGTGCGCCGTGTTCCTTTGTCCATTTTTTAGCTATTGTGGGTTCATTGGCCCATAAATAAGCTTGTTGTTTCTTTGACTTAAACGGCACTATTTTGTGAGGCCTTTAGTCTTCTCGAAACTTCTGAGCCCGGCCACGCCAAGCATTGATGTCACAATTGCTAGTAAGGGGCCAGTTTGAATTTCAGGGGCGGTTAAGTCCAGCCCTGAAAACTTTGCATACCACTCAATTCCGGGAGAGACGATGAACTCAAAAATCAAGGCGAACGCCCCAGTCCAGCCGATCATTGGCCTCCAGCCTGCAACAAAAATTGATTTGTGCTGGCCTTCTTTGATATTTACGTCAATCTGTTTCTCCGCAAGCTTCTGCTGAATGCGTTGCATGAGAATTTTCTTGTCGAGCTTTTCTTCCTCACTGGTGTGCAAATCGTCGATCACAGAGGAAATCGTCTTAAGTGCACCACCTTTTCCTCCTAATAGTCCTGTTAAAAGATTTAACATATTATCTCCTATTTTCCCAAGCTGACATTATACCACCTCTTGCTCTATTTTCATAGAGTGGAGTTCTAGCACCTGTCGCATATTCTTTTTCTAGTCCCCATGGCTTCCTCATCTTAGGGTGAAACATTGTTTTACCATATAAGCCGGATCTTCCTTCAGGATTAATTGCTAAAGTTTCTCCGACAGCCTCAAGGAAAGGGTTTCTAATTTTAGACCCCAGTGTATTAAAAAATCCTTGTTGCTCCATTTGTTTTTGAGGCAATGCCTTTGGGCCATAATATAATCCTTCCTGCCAAGCACGCCTATCTCCTAAAGGATCCCAATCACCCCAATCCCAATTATCCTGTCCACCACCTCCGTGTGGATGAGTTAGTCCCCAGTTTTCATCCATCATGTCATAAAAACTTTGTTGGCCACCAGTAAAGTAAGGGTGGCTCAATGACTCATCTTTTTTTATCTGATTGGGATTCTTAGGATCGAAATTCCATAAATACTTTTCATAATTTTCGGGAGTCATGGAACCTTCTAATAATCCGTACGGATCCCCGAAGTTCCATTGTCCTTCCACTTGTCCCCAAGTTCCAACATTGGGATCCCATCCGCTGGCCACCGACTCGTTCCACGCTTGTTCTTCTTGTGGAGTCTGTGGGTCGCCACTAAAACCAGGACCCAGTGCGTCATTTGCCACTTTGTCAGCACCGCCGACTACGACTCCTTGTCCAAGCGACTGAAGAAATTCTTGCGGCAATTGTTCCCATTTATTGGCTCCTGGGCCAAAATAATCTTCTAAGTTTATTCCTTGTAAAAGAGATCCAGGACTGTTGACTCCTCCACCCACTTGGCTTACATTAACCCAATTCTCTCCCCAGTCTGGAACATACGGTCCAGAAGGTTCGGGTGGATTCTGATTAGCTTGAGCAATTGCAGCAGCGTCATCAATTGCATCTTGATTAGCCGCTACATCTATTATGGGTGTAGTTACTTGAGAGGGTGTTGAAAAAGTCTCTGAAGGTTCACTTGTCCATCCTCCTGGATGCCCACCACTTGGTTGGCTTACAGGATATGAAGGTGGTGCTTGACCTCCGCCTTGATCATCAGTGTTCCAATAGCCAGGCATGAGATCTCCTTAATCGTAAAGACCTAGTCTTCCTCTAAGATTAGTTTTAGGTTTTATGAAGGTTTCTTCTTCGTCAATAAGATTAGGATTAACGGTATTACCAGTAACACGAGGAAGTAATGCATTAGGATTAAAAGGCAGATTAGTCACGTTTTTAAACGGACTTACAAATCCTGAATTACGTTTTGCCATATCCGCAAATGTTCTTTCAGTTCCTAACATTCCTCTAGGTCCTACTGGTTTATCATAAAATCCTGGGTCTCCCCATAGAGAATACTGTTCATCATCCATCATTTCGCCTGTTTCATAAAGCGCGTCACCATATAAGTCATTGGAAGTGTCTTCCCACAGTTCACCTTCGGTGTAGTAGTCGTCTCCTCCAATATCTCTGGTTATATCCACAGGTTCATCAGAATATGCAGGTAATTCCTGATCATATCCTGGAGCGAACTGATTATCAGTAATGGAAATTGGTCCTCCAGTCGGAGTGAATGGGCCACCAAAATCCATATCATATCCACCTTGCGCTGGTAATCTATCAAATATGTCACGCATAATACCAACACCTGGAACAAATTCTCCTGTTCTTCCTTGTCCTTCGTAGGCGTCTCCAGTATATCTGGAACCTTCGCCTACGCCAGTATATTTACTTGGTGCATAATCTTCAAATCCTGTTGCTGCCGCCAATCTATCGGAAGTCTGCTTGTTTCTCCAAGCCGTTTCAGCCGTATCTCTATATTCTTGAGCCTTAGTACTATCCTGCGCCATATCGGCAAGATTCATGTATTTATCATAGAACTGTTTGTCACTTCCTTCATATCCTGGGTCACCAGAACTTAAGTCCCACCCTGAAGCCATCATTTTTTTATCAGCTTCCCACTGTTTACTATCGCCATACTTATCTTTGTATGATTTATGTAATCGTGAGCCACGCATAGCGCCTTTAGTCAATCCTCCGAACTTGTCCATTACATTAGCAAACCACGGCTTAAAATGGGCCGTAGCTCTATGATCAAAAGCCGCTTGATCTTTTTCATCTTCTGTTGCTTTCGTTATATATTTTTTTCCGGGTGCGGTTGCAGTAATTCCTCTATATGCTGGATCGCTAGTCATAGCTTGTCTTGCTCCTGCAAACCTATTGTCACCTCTAGTTCCTCTATATGCTGGATCGCTAGTCATAGCTTGTCTTGCTCCTGCAAACCTATTGTCACCTCTTCTCGTTGGAGATACGGGTTTATTAGCGTAATTACTTGGTAATGAATTTGGCACCCATCCACGGCCTGTGTCAGCAAAATAACTTGGGCTTCCCACATTAGAGGGATGATCCCTGTATTTCGAACTTTGTCCAGGCAAACGCCTGTTACGTCTCATAGTTGCCATTTTAATATTCTCCTTATGCGCCCGGTAAAATTATCATTTTTAAAATCACAAGAACAACGACGACAATGATACCAGCTTTAATCCAGTCCTTCATTCCCCATTCGTTCCACTCCTTCAAGTGATTCCAAATATCTTTCAATAACTTCATCTTTACCTCCTAGTGAATTGTTGGTGGAGTATCATGGTTCTCGCCATAATACATTTCATCCGCTATTATAAACGAATCTAACATAACTGCAAATATTTTCTGCGCCTCTTGTGGACCAAGTGCATGTATGTACAGATTCCTTGTAACAGCCATCAGTCCAGCCGCAACCAATAAGTCGTGTCCTGGATTGTCCTTTAGTTCTTCCATAATTAACTGTTCCGCTTTATGCATTACATCTGCTATTTTACTTACTTTTTGATTTGCCATTTGCTTTCCTAGCCGCAGCTCTCTCCTTCATTGACGCAATCTTTTCGTTGCTTCGGTTTTTAGCACTTTCACGCAGTCTAATAACATCTTCCTTAATCTCAGCTGTAGTATCTTTTTGACCCTCTTTCATGAGACCAAAAGATTCTTTTACCATACCTAATTCAGAATTACTAGACATCTTTTCTCTCTCCAAGTCAAGCTTTTCTGCATCAACCGCTGTTTCCATAAGCATCTTGGTTTGATCAAACTCTCCTTTTTGCTGTAATTCAGCCGCTTTAATATCAATTTCTTGTTGTTTTAATCTTACCAATGGATCTTGTTCTTCTAGTCCGCTTCTTTGAGTTTCTTCTTGAGCCATTTCCTTAATCAATTGTGCTTCAACGACAGAAATCTGAGCTTCTTTTTGTATACTGAATTGTTGTTGCATTTGCTGTATTTGTTGAGCCACTTGTTCTTGCATGGCTGGATTTTGTTGCGCTTGTTGTTGCATTTGTTGGATCTGTTGTTGCATTTGTTGAGCCTGCGGTTGCATTTGTTCTTCAACCTGTTCCGCTGCCATAATGGCTATATGCTGTAATATGTGCGCTTCCATCATTGCGTAGACCTGCACATTAATCTGGACAGGACGCGTAAACATGAATTCTCCGTGTGCCTCTATGTGCGCCTTGTGATTCTGTTTCGGAAATGCTTTTGGTTCTGTTCCTCGCATCGATTCTGAATTTTCAGTTGCTGGACTCTTCGGTGGAGGATTTCCTGGATCAGGTTTTAGTATCCCGTCAATGTTATCCACATCCAACGCTTGGTAAACTCTTCGATATGCTTCACGCAAATTATGTAATGCTGGATTGGCCATTGCCATTTGTAATTGCTGTTGTGCCAGCATAACTCTCTGTGACATGGAGAATATGTTGGGATTGGAAATTGGAAGTATATCAACACGCTCGTCAAAGTCGCTTTGCTTAATCGTTCTATTTCCACCTTTAACCATGTAAGGATATTCCGGTGGCAAGAACATTTGAATGCAGCGAGCAAGAAGTTGAAATTCCAATCTCTGCGCGTAATGCAATCGCTTATGGATTGCACTCATGACTTTCGTTCCACGTTCTAATAGTGCGAGTGTAGTTCCAACAGGATTCTGTTCATTCCCTTCCCCAAGTTTCATGTCCGCAATTGCTGCGAATGATTTTCCTGCGTCAACACAGAAACCCAATAAAGCGAATAAAGTTTGAGATGGTTCCTTATATGGAAGTGGTAACAATGATTCCTTGATGGAAGTTCCTGTTACGTCCACATCCCTAAATTCTCCTGGTTGCAACGGTTCATCATGGTCTCGTATACGCATTCCACGTGCCTTGAAACCTGCTGGAAGGTTAGCGAGTGTACCAGCATCAATTAACTGCCGCAAAACACTTGTTGCTGTTCGCGATAACCCTCCTAGCATATGAATTAGACCAAAGCCGTAAAACCCCAGTCCTGGGAGGAATTTGTAGTGTGTAAAATAGTCAACTCTTTTTTTAGATGGATCTTGTTCCGTCCAATTTCTTCTTATTCCTAAAACTTTTGTGGAAAATTGATCAATGGTAATAATGTAAGGAAGCTTAACTCCAGTTGGATCTTCAAATCCTGGAACATCCGCATCCACATGCATTTCCAAAAGAAAATGCTCATCATCATCTGATGCAATTGTGTCACTGACTCCTTGCAATTCGTCAATTTTTTCTGTTACATCGCTGATGGTGTTAATGGAGCCAGTATTAACTTCTATATCACGGTAAAACCCATTGACTTGTTGTTTTCTTAATTCATTAGAGTCAATTTTGGTTACGTGTGTAATTCTAAAAGCTTCTTCCAATGATGTTGCCATATAATTAACAACGCAATCTTCTGAAGAAACAAACTTAGAAACTGGTCGTTGTAATAACGAATCATAGTAAGTTTTTTTAAATGCCGAACCTGATAAAGGAAGATAAAATAATAATGAATCCATGTCAGGATCATATTCTTTCATAACTTGTGTAATTTGGTAATTCATGTAATCTTTAACACGTTTCGCCTGTTCTTCAATTTCTGGAGTAATTTCACCAACAATTTCAGTATTAACTGGTCCTGCTGGAGGAAGAAGTTCCTTGTAAGCTTGCGCCTGAAACTGCGTTACTGATTCAGCCAGTAATGGATGAACAACCCCGGCTGCGCCTTCAAAAGGCTGCGTGCGGGTTTCATACTTAAATCCAAGCATATCCAAACCTTTTACATACGTATCCTCCCAGTCCTTTCGAGACATCTTGTCGGATTCGTACGCCGCCACCAATTTATTGGATAATGTTTGAAGATCGCTGTCTTCAATAAAATTAGCAAGATTTCCTTCAAAAGGAATCTGTGATTGGTCAACTGGTGCGTTAGGATCTGTATTTATTTCAGCTCCGCCGTCTGGTAGATTAGTAATCTGTGCACCACCTTCAGAAGTAACAGTTTCGTCAGGAACTTGTACATCAGCTCCCTGACCCATTTGTAAACCATCTGTCAGTGCTTCGATTGCCTTTTCTATTGAA